TCGGCACTCCCAAGGAAAAGCGATAGACTGGTATTTCAACTGGAGTGCCAGCAGGCTGCTAATCAAATGTAAATCTGGCGACCCAATGGTCATTACGACTACGCCCCATAATCAAACCAACAAGGACTTAATAAGTGTAGCCCAGACTTACGGTGTTATTCACTTGATTGCCGAAGGCGACCCGCCGCACTTTAGTTCGGATGGCAGTTAGTCCATCGAAAATGATAGCGTGAGGCAACGCCTACTCATAAGGGCAGGCGCTCCTCAACTCTTGCGCGCTTCTGAACAAGTCCTTTGCTCCTATGCGCGTTAAATTACACCAGGCGTATTCGAACCACTCATCTTGATTTTGAAATGGCCCCGGTGGGGCATGATAGATTAGACCGAAAACATTCGCCCTCGGCAGGCTTATGCTCTCAGCGTTATCTTGATGAAATTTTTGATTAATTTCGGGAACGTCATAGTAAATATCTCTTCTTATTCCATAAATATTGTTCCCCGCTATGGTTAGGTTGTATTTTGTCGCCTTAACAGCGCGCGGTACCGGGCCTGGTTTGCCAAACGCTGTGTCGAGCGCTGTATCGTTGTCCGGGAATTCCACGAGAAAATCGAGTTTATGCGTGGCGGCATGATAGTGACCGTTGATGAATAGACCCCCGTAACCTGCGCCCGCTATAATTTTCAGCGCCGAACCAAGAAGCACGTCGCCCTTTCGCCATAGTAACAGCACGGTTCCACTGTCTTCGAGCGGGTCGTCGGCGTCGTTTACATTCGAGAACGTACCCAACGAAATTATGGCGTCCTTGTTATCAGCGGCGACGGCGACACTTTGGCCGCCCAATCCCATCGCGAGGTATCCGAGTAGGATCAGTGTGCTCAGTGCGCGGGGAATGCGATTCTGATTAACCATTGCCCAAACTCCCGTTACGCCTTCGCGGTAAAGTTGTAGGGCAGTTCACTCAGACGGTCACCTAAAACTGCTCCCGCAACGATCCCTTCGCTGCCTATAGCCTAGGGGCTTCTGCATCTTACATTTTGGAGAATTCATCATGTCCGCGATCAATCCGATCGGCTGGGTGCAGACTGCTGCCCAAACAAATGCTGCGGCCACTGCGACGCAGCCGGCGCCAGCGGCGCCTGTTGTTGCGATGAGTCCGAAGAAGAACGTCGTATTTGGAGTCGATGCCAGCTTCTCCAGCGCGCCCGCCGCACCGGTGCTGCTGCAGATCAAGGATGGCGGCACGGTCATTTGGCAGGACTACATCACCGGCACGTTCACACGCCAGTTCATCCGCGGCATCAATGCCACTCCGGGCAACGCCGTTAGCGCGGTGCTGGCCGCCGCCGGCAGCACGATTATCGGCGCCGTAAATATCGACGGCTGCGTGCTATGACCTGGAGCTACAGCATCGGCGATCTGGCGAGCTCGGCCAAAGATCAGCTGCGCCTGATGATCGGCGATACGGTCGCCGCTTCGCCGCAGTTTCAGGATGAAGAACTTGCCTGGTTCCTATCGCAACGCGGGTCAATCTGGGGGGCGGCGTCGCTCGCTTGCCAGACGCTGGCGACGCAATACGCACGAAGCGCCGATAGCAACGCCGGCGACACCAGTCTGAAGCTGAGCCAGATGGCGGCTGCCTACGCCCGCCGTTCAGCGCTGTTCGAGGCGAAGGATGCCTTGCTTGGTGGCGCCATGCCCTATGCGGGCGGCATCTCGGTTGCGGACAAGCAAGCCCAGATCGACGATAGCGACCGCGTTGCCCCGCAATTTTCGATCACGCTCGACGATAATTTGTTGCCTGTGCCAAGCGACGGCAATCCGAGTGGGAGCGCTGGCTGATGCTGCCGTGGGAGGGAATATTCCTTTATCCCCGCACGATCGGCATCACGCGTCCTGCCGCCCAGTCATCGGTGGGATCGGAGCCATATGGCGGCCTCAATCAGGCGACGGAGACCACCATTGCGACCGGCTTGCCCGCCTCGATTCAAAAAGCCGGAGCAGCGGGAGCACCCCTTGGCGGTATTCCCGGCGATATGGCCGATCGCAGCGTCTGGCGGATGTTCATTCCGCAGGGTTCGGTAGCGCTGGGCGTCGTGCAGGACAGGGATATCGTCACCGATGATCAGGGTTGGCGCTATCAGGTTATGGCGACCTACTGGAACAGCCTGGGCCTGCAATTGAGTTGCGAATTGCTGGAGATCTGATGCTCCGGCGCAGCCATTCGTTTCAATCCACCCATCTTCACATCCCGAAAAGCGAGGGCTTCATGCGCGTTCTGACCGTTATTGAGCAATTCGAACATGCCGGTGTGGCCTATCTGAAGGGCCAAGTAATCCGCCTGGAACATCTGATCGACGAGCTGATCGGGCTCGGCCACCACGCCCAACACTTCGTCGTCGCATCCCATCCTGAAGACCCTGTGGCCCCGAGCCCGAGCGTGCCGGCCGCAACGGACGACAAGGCCGTAAAGGCCACAAAGTAACGCTTCTACCGACAGTCGGATCGGCGTTCTACGCCGGGCCACGGATGGCCCAAGCCATTCCCCAAACGTCTCAGCAGCTATCCCCAATCATTGATGGAGTCCACCCATGCCGATTTACGCGTCGGGCACGCTCAACACGACCGCGCTGGTCGTGCCCAATCTTTATGTCCAGGTGCTGGCTCCGCAGGTGGCGCTGCTGAACGGCGTGCCGTCGAATATGCTTGGCGTGGTCGGTACCGCGTCCTGGGGGCCGACTAACCAGCCGCTGACAGTGGCGAGCTTCGCGGACTATGTGCGCCAGTTCGGTTATCCATATCCCCGGAAATACGACATGGGCACCGCGGTCGCGATGGCGATCTATCAGGGCGCCAATAATATGCGCTGCGTCCGTGTCACGGACGGGACCGATGTCGCCGCTTCCGGCGCAGTCGGCACGTCAAACCTCACCCTGACCGCAAAATATACCGGGCAGTTGGGCAATCAGATTCAGGCAACCGTGTCGAGCGGTGCCGCGGCGGGAACCTACCGCATTGCGATCAACATCCCTGGCCAAAACCAGGAGCTGTTCGACAACATTGCATCCGGCATTGCATCGGCGATCACCACAGCGGGCACCGGCTACACCTCGGTTCCGTCGACCAGTGTCGGCGCCCCGAACATCGCCACCGGCCCGCAGCAACAGGCGACGGTGGCCGCATCTCTGTCGATCGTCACCACCCCGCCCACGCCATCAGCCGGCGGTTCTGGGTATGTCGTCAATGACACGATTAGCCTTACCAACGGTGTGATTCTGAAGGTTGCCACGGTAACTGCAGGCGCCGTCGCAACCGTGACCATCGTTAGTGCCGGACAAATCACGGGGGGACCGACACCCACCAATCCGGTGGCTCAGGTGAGCACGTCCGGTTCCGGCAGCGGCGCTGCGTTTTCGCTGACATGGGGGCTGGGACCGCTGTCGATTGTGACCCCTGGCCAAGGCTATTCGTCGGCGACCGTGACCCTTTCGGGCGGTGGCGGGTCAGGCGGATCTTACGCCGCAGTGTGTTCGTATTGGGGCAATATGGCTGCCGCGATCAACAGTGGCACGTCCGGCATCCGGGGGCCGTCGAATATCGTCGTTGCCTCCGGCCCGACTGGAACCACGTCGCCGCCGACAGTGGCGACAACCTATCCTCTATCAGGTGGTGTCGACGGTGCCAACGCTGCCGCGGGCTCAACCCTTGTGGGCGTCGACACCACGCCGCGGAAGGGTATGTACGCCCTGCGCGGAACCGGCTGCGCGATCGGGATGCTGGCGGATTGCGATGACTGGGCCCAGGCGACCTATCAGGTGGCATATGGGATCAGCGAAGGCACCTATATGGTCGGTGTCACCCCGGCGGGCGATACCATCACTAACGCCATTGCTAACAAGGCCCTCTACGGCATCGACAGCTACGCCTTCAAGGTCATGTTCGGCGATTGGTTGATCTGGAACGATCCCTATAACAACGTGCAGCGCACGGTGTCGCCGCAGGGCGCTGCGGCAGGATTGCTTTCCAATCTCTCGGTTCAAAATGCCTCGCTGAACAAGACGCTTTACGGCTTCCAGGGCACTCAGCGCCAGCTGACCGGGGCTCCCTATAGCCAGGCGGAACTGACGCAGCTCATCGGTGCTGGCATCGACGTGATCATCAACCCGGCCGTTGCCGGTTCGATCTTTGCCTGCGCGTCTGGCCATAACAGCTCGTCCAACGCGGTTATCCAATCGGACCAGTACACCCGCCTGACCAACTACGTGGCCGCAACCTTCAATGCCGGGCTTGGGACCTATGTCGGCAAGCTCAATACCTCGGACACCTGGCGTCAGGCTCTGACCACGGTCAACGCCTTCCTGCAGTCCATGCAGGATCAGAAGCAGATCGTCACTTTCACGGCGATTATGGACGCGACGAACAATCCGCAGTATCGCGTGGCATTGGGCTACGGCCAGATGGATGTACGGGTTCAGTATCCCGGCATCCTGGAGAAGTTCCTGCTCAACGTCGAAGGCGGCGCCTCCGTCCAGATCGTTCGCCAGACCCAATCCCTCGCGGCCTAACCCGGAGTCGTAACCATGCCCTATAACAGTCTCAACGTCGGTAACGACGCCACGCTCGATCTCTACGGCCCGACTGGCTATGTCACGACAACCACGATCGTTGAATTCAACGCGCAGCAGATGACCAATCAGCTTGAATCCCTGCCGCTCGGCCGACCGCCGATCTTCGCGGAAGTCCCGAAGGGCTGGGAGGGTACGTTCAAGATTCAGCGCGTCGACGCCACCATCGACAGCCTGTTCGCCCAGCTAGAATCCGCCTACTGGTCCGGGCTCAATATCCCGCCGAGCCAGATACTTGAAACCATCAAGGATGCCACGACCGGTGCCATCCATCAGTTTCGTTACACCGGCGTCGCGCTGAAACTCAATACCATCGGCGCCCGTCGCCAGGACGCATTCATCGACGTCGAGGTCTCGTTCCGCGCCTCCCAGCGTGTCCAAGTGTCCTAAGCAGCGGGATAGCTGAGGCATCAACATCATGAGCATCACTGGCATTATTGGCGCGGCATCCGGCGCGCAGACGGCCAATGTCTATCTGCAGTTGGGCGATGTCCAGTTCGGTGACATGGAGGTCCCCGACAAATTGCCGTTTGGCGGCGCGCAGCGACTAGGCATCAAGAAACTGCTAGGCGGCACCCGTGTCATCGATGTCATGGGACCGGATGACGAAGCGCTGAGCTGGAGTGGCCGGTTCCGCGGCAGCTTGGCGCTTAATCGCGCGACCTATCTCGATGCGGCTCGACGGGCCGGCTCACCCTTACCGCTTACCTGGAGCGTGTTTAACTATACGGTCGTGATTCAATCCTTTGTCGCTGATTACGAACGCGATTGGGAAATCTCCTACCGCATTTCATGTGCCGTATTGCGGGACAATCGGAACCCTGATCAACCGCTGCAGCTTTCGACCGTCGATCAGATGGTCAGCACCGACCTCTTTGCTGCGCTCGGCTATGCAGAACAGGTTCCGCTTGATGGCTTCGTGTCCCAAATCCAGTCGGTCGTTGGCGGCGTCGAGGCGGTACAGACCGCAATCGGAGCCGCGGGTTCGCTGAGCGGCAATATCAGCGGCTTAGCGACTGTCGCGAGCGCATTAGCCATCGCTCAGACCGCGACATTCGTAGCGACGACCGCAGTCGATCAACAGCTTTCCAGCGTCGCCAATTTAGGCGGGATTGTCGTCGGCGCGACTGCATCTGCCAATGCGGCATCGCTGCTCGCGACCGGCACGCTATTGATGCAATCGGCCAACCTCCATCAGACCGGGGCCTATTTGAATCGTATGAGCATCAACGTGGCCGGAGCCTTGAACCAATGAGCACCCGCACGATCACCGTCATCGGCGGCGATCTCTTGGCGATCGCCGCGCAGCAATTGGGTGACCCGCTGCAATGGACGCGCATTGCCAGCCTGAACGGCTTATGGGATCCGCAACTGAATAGTACGAGCGCGATTACGCTCACTCTGCCCTCTGCCGCGCCGAACGCTACCCAGACCGGTGTGATCGGCTGGAATGGAGCAAACTAATGGCCGACCTGTCTCATTTTGTCGGCGGCGATCTAGCCGTAGGACCTGCCGGTGATCTCGCAATCGCCGACGATAGTTTGGAGACCCGCCAACGGGTCTTGCGGCGGCTGTGTACCAATGCCGGCGCGGTGCTGCACCACTTGGAGTATGGCGCTGGATTGCCAGCCCGCGTCGGCGATCCCCTGGACGGGCGTGCCGTCGTCGGGGTCGTTTTGTCACAAATGTTGCTGGAGCAAGCGGTGCAGCAGGTGCCGCCGCCCTCGGTTCAAGTCCAATCGCAATTGAACACGTTGTCCGTCGATTTGACCTATGTCGACGCCGTAACCGGACAGTCGGTGGCCCAGGGTTTCGATCTGACGGGTGGCGGCTGAACCCTGACACGCGCTTTAGTCTCGTTTACTTCAAACCCGTCAGGTGCCCGATGACAGTTCCAGCACTTCAGAGCTTTACGCAACTGGTTGCAAATCAGGCGGCCGCCATCCAGAAAACCCAGACAACACTGGTGAATTTCACGACCGGTTCGGTCCTGCGCGCGCTGACTGAGGCGGTGGCTGATGTCTGTTTGTTCATCCAGTCGCAGATCATGCAGGTGTTAGCGCAGATTCGCGCAGCAACGAGCCAGGGTGCCGATCTGGACAGTTGGGCGGCCGATTACGGATTTCTTCGGTTAGGAGCGGTGAGTGCGACGGGGCAGGTGACATTCAGTCGGTTTTCCACGACGCAGCCGGCGATGGTGCCAGTTGGTGCGAAGGTCCAGTCTGCCGATGGCACCCAACAATTCACCGTCCTCGCAGACCCGACCAACAGCGCTTACCAGGCAGGCATCGCGCCAAGCGGCGGGTTCATGATAGCCGCCGGCATCGCCTCGCTGACCGTGACGGTTCGGGCAATAAACGGCGGGAGCCAGGGCAATGTTCTGGCGGGCGTTATCACGCAGGTGATCCAGGCGTTGCCCGGGTTCGATACCGTTACCAATGCCGCGGCCTTGACTAACGGGGTTGATGCCGAAACCGATGCCGCGATGCGGGCGCGGTTCATCCTCTATATCACGAGCCTGTCGAAAGCGACCAAGAACGCTGTTGCAGCGGCCATTTTGAGCGTTCAGCAGGGCCTTACCTATACGCTGACGGAAGACTTGACTTATACCGGATCGGCGGCTCCGGGCACCTTTTACGTCGTCGTCGATAACGGGACCGGCGCGCCGGGTTCCGCGATCGTCAATCTGGTCTATGCTGCGATTGATGCAGTCCGGGCGGTCGGTATCAGCTTTGCGGTCTATCAGCCGGTCGTCATCACGGCAAACTGGTCCCTGACAATCACGGTTGGCTCCGCTTATGTGAAGGCGACCTATCAGCCGATCGTCCAGTCGGCGATCAACCTCTACATCAACTCGCTCACGCTCGGACAGTCGCTGCCATACACGAAGCTGGAGCAGATTGCCTATGAGGCGGCGCCGGGCATCATCACTAACGTGACGGCGGTGGGGCTGAACAGCGGTACGAGCGATCTCACAGCGACGAACCAGCAGGTGATAAAGGCCGGAACCGGAGTTGTCAGCTAATGGCGACCGGTGACCAAAATGACATGGCCGCGCGGATACGAAGCTACCTGCCACAGGGTTGGTTTCCCTCTGCCGGCCTGCCGATCACGCCCGCAACGTCCGCCGTTGAGCCTGCGCCGGTCCTGAATGCGATCTTGCAGGGCTTCGCTAGCGCTCTCGCCTTCTGTTACTCGCTGATCACCTATACCCGCCTGCAAACCCGCATTGCGACCGCGACGGACGGGTTCCTCGATCTCATCGCCAACGATTTCTTCGGCACGATGATTATGCGAGGGTTGGGGCAGTCGGACAGCCTGTTCCGTCGGGTGATCCTGGGCAACCTGTTCATCCAGCTGGTGACGCGCGTCGGCATCACCGGGGTGCTGGTCGAACTAACGGGGCGCACGCCAACGATCTTTGAGCCGTCGCGGCCGATGGATGCGTTCTGCCTCGGCATCCCGCAAAACGGTGGCCTCGGCTACAGCCAATTGGGCGACTACCTTATGCCGGCGCAGGCGCTGATCATCGCGCATCTGCCGCTAACCCAGGGCATCCCCTACGTCGCGGGCCTTGGTTCGACCTATGGCGGTCTCACGCAATCGCCGTACATGAACCTGCCGGACCCGAATTCCGGGGGCAATTTTGTGACCGCTGCGAACATCTATGCCGCGGTCGAAGCGTCACGCGCGGTCGGCGTCACGACCTGGGTCAATATCTCGTAGCCGGCCCGGCATCGACTGAATTCAGACGCCTTCGGGCGGTTTTTTATTGGAGTTTCCATCTTGGATCGTCAGATCGAATACCCCGGCGAAATCCTAACCGATACCGAACTGCTGACCATCCAGCGCAATATTTATACAGCGCTGGCCTATCTGTCGCAGGCGGTGGTTGGTCTCTCGGTCAGCCAGATCGCCGATGGCTTCCCCTGCACTCAGGCCGTTTCGCCGAACATGACGGTGCAGGTCGGGCCGGGCGCTGTCTATCAGCAGGTCGCACGCGACACGAACGCCTATGGCTCGCTCGGGCTCGACACCACCAACCTTATCGTAAAGCAGGGCATCAATCTGGGTGCCAGTTCATCCCAGCCCTATACGGTGCTCAGTTGCCCCGCACCGGGAACGGCTGGCCAAAGCATCAACTATCTGGTTCAGGTCGTCTTTGGGGAAAGTGACGGCAACTCGACGCTGCTGAGTTACTTCAACTCGGCGATGCCGTCGACGGCATGGTCAGGGCCAAACAACACCGGCACGTCACAGAACACCACCCGTCTTGACAGCGTAACGATATCGGTCGTTGCCGGCACGGCTGCGACGACCGGCACGCAGACCACGCCAGCCCCTACAGGGGGTGCCATTGGCCTATGGGTTGTCACCGTTGCCAACGGCCAAGCCACGATCACGAACAGCAACATCACAGCCTATCCCGGCGCTCCGCTGCTGAACTCCGCCTATAAGTTGCCGACACTGCCGGCGACCCTCCAGCAACAGCCGGGCAACTACGCAGCTGATACCGGGACCGCTAATGCCTATGCCGTGACGCTCAGCCCGGTGCCGGCGAACTGGAATGCACTGATCGGCTCCCCGATCCGGTTCAAGGTGGCGAACGCAAACACGAGCACGGCTTGCACGCTGAACGTCAACGGCCTCGGCAACAAGTCTCTGATCGGCGCAGATGGCGCGTCGGTACCAACCGGATCGCTTATCGCTGGTGCGGTGGTCGAGGGCGTCTATGATGGCAACAACGTCCAGATGGTGCGACTAGCCGGTCCTCCGGTCGCCGAGTGCTACCTGAAATTTACCTCTTCGACTCAGGTAACGCTTGTGCCGTCCGGCGGCGGCAATCGGCTATTCAATCCAAGCAGTGGCATGCAAACGATCCCGAGTACTGGCGTGGTCGCGACATCCACCAGCTGCTATGTCAATAGCGTGCTCTCTGCACTCGGCAACAACACCAATTACTGGATCTATGAGTTCAGTAATGCAGGCGTTCCGACGCTTGATTTCTGCACGGGGCAGGTCAGTACAACGCTAGACACCTTGACCGGAATGCCGATCAAATCGGGTGACAATAGCCGTGTGCTGGTCGGGGGATGCCGTACCAACGGATCTGGGCAGATTATTGCCGCCGCGTCATTCTGGAACCGCCGCCTATTGCTCAATACGGGCGGCGCTACTTCTAGTACGACATCGACGACGCCAATCGCTACCGCAGCGACAAATTCGATATGGGTATGGGGCGATGAGCCTGTTTCTTATCGGATCATCTCAAACTCGGCCAATAGCAACGCTGGCGATGGTTGCGCCGTCCAGCCCGCTATTGACTCGTCGATTGTGCCGTCGGCAACAACCTATCAATCATCAACCGCCGCCCTGTATGGGGCGATCGTCTGCGCCTCATTTACACAACAAGCGGAGGGTTATCATACTTTTACTGCCTATGTGAACGCGATTACCGGGGGCACGCATTTTTATCAGACCGCACAAACAGTCGAGGTAAGGGGCTAGTCAATGACCAAGCTAATCACGCAAGCTTTTTGGGATGCGATCGAGGTCGCTGGTCTTCACGGATTGCCGTTCACCGCTGATTTCGATGGCAGCGGCAACTTGCTCCAGAACGAAGATACGGGCCACAACATGGCCGTCACACCGCAGCAGGTATCGGCGGTAGAGGCGGTTTACGCCGCCTATGATCCGACAGCGCCAAGTTGGTCCGTTCATCAAGCGGCTGCGGCTATGGCCCTTACCGAAAGCGACAAGACGGTTCTCCGTTGCGGAGAAAATCAGCTTCCCGTTCCGGCGGATTGGGCGAGCTACCGCAAGGCGCTCCGCGCCATTGTCGGAGCGACGGTTCCGGGTGACCCAACTCAGCCCCTGCCGGCCAGGCCGGAATTTCCGACCGGCACCTGACATTCCCGTCCACATGACCGCTTCACCCGCCTCGTGCGGGTTTTTTTATGCCCGGAGTTTACGACATGACCCCTGAAGAACGGGATCGATTGGTGACGCTTGAGGCCAATTACACTCACGCCATCGATGCGATCAACAGCTTGACGATCGAGTTGAAGGCAACCAACGAGACCGTTTCTGACTTGGTTGCGGCTCTGCGCGCCGGCAGGGGCACGTGGCATATTTTCATCGCGCTCGGCACTTTGACGCTGGCCGCTCTTGCCATCCTCTCCGGCCATGTGAGGGTGCAATGACAGCCAGGGGCATCCGCAACAACAATCCAGGCAATATCGATCGTACCGATATTCAATGGCAGGGCATGGCGCCCGACCAATCGAGCGATCCGCGGTTCATTGTCTTCATCGCTCCCGTATGGGGGCTGAGGGCGATCGCGCGCACTCTGCTGACCTATTCCCGCGACAATGTTGACACTGTCCGGGGTGCCATCAGCCGCTGGGCGCCGCCCAGCGAAAACAACACGCTCGCCTATGTCAACGCGGTGTCGCGTGCGGCCGGTGTCGCACCGGATGACAAGATCGACATGACCAATCCTGGCACCTTGATGCTGCTGGTCAAGGCGATCGTGGCTCAGGAAAACGGCCAACAGCCTTATCCGATCAGTTTGATTGCCCAGGCAGTGACCATGGCTTTGTCGCCCTCAGCCAAGGTGTAGGGGAAGGCCGCCATGCATCTCAAATCCTATCTGGTCGCGCGACTATCGGAGCGGAGCACCTGGGTTGGCTTCGGTGCCGTCCTTACCGGCGCGCTAACACAGTTTGGCAGCTATCTGTCGCCCACCGAGGCGCGCCGCCTGGCCGCATTGGTCATTCTCTGCGGGGTCGTCGCCATCCTGATCAAGACCTCCGACATCAAATCGGGAGATCGTTGATGCTTGCCAAGCTATTGGGATTCTTTTCCGGCGGATCGCTTGCACCCTGGGCGATTCTGGGCGGGCTGGCAATGGTCGTCGGCAGTTTCGGCGCCGGCGTCTATTTCGGCCACCACTATGGTTGGCTCCAACAGGAAGCCGCCGTGTCCAGTGCCTCCGAGGCGGTGATCGCGACCACCCGACAGCAAAGCCTCGCGACCGAGCAGGCCGATGAGGCCTTCACGTCACAGCAGGCGAAATCCCAGATCGTCACCCAAACCATCGTCAAGAAGGTGCCCGTCTATGTCACCAAGAACGCGAATACTCGCTGCGTCATTCCTGTTGGCTTTGTCCGGCTGCACGACGCCGCCGCCGGTGGTGTGCCCCTCATTCCCGGTTCCGCCGGGCAGCCTGATGCTGCCGCCACCAACCCTGACGCCGCTTCCGGCAATTCGCTCTCCGACGTCGCAAGCACGGTGACCAATAACTACGGCACCTGCCATCAGATCGCTCAGCAACTCATCGACCTGCAAGCCTGGGTGTCTCAGCAGCAGGCAATCGGTACGAAATAACCTCCCAATCAGGTCGAAAACAGATGAAGCTCCCAATGCTTTGGGCGGCGATGGTCGCGCTCGCCTTCGCGGCGCAATCGACGTTTGCTGCTGCTCCTGCACCAGCCATTCCCAATGCCTGTTCGGTTCACGCGCCATGGGGGGCGCCGTCCTATTCTGGGCCGGCGCCGCAACTGATCGTCTTGTGTCGGTCAGGGTATGTCGCCGAGTTTAACACCCAGCGGCTGGTTGCCGATTTTGTCTCCTGGTCCCTAACGGCCTCGCATGCGCTCGGTTGTCTGCCGCGGCGCAATAGTTTCGCACCCGATCCGGATCTTCCGCCTGCCTCGCGGGTTCGCCCAGGAGACTATCGGGGATCAGCCTTCGACCGCGGTCATTTCGCGCCCAACTCCGATTTTCAGTGGGACGAAAAGGCGGAGCGTGAGAGTTTTTATATGTCAAACATGAGTCCCCAGGCTCCCCATTTGAATGAATGGCAGTGGGAACAGCTGGAGGCCGCGACTCGAAGTTGGGCGCTGGCACGGGGTCCCCTTATCGTTATGACGGGGCCGATATGGCAAGATCCGTCCGCGACCATCTCCAGGCGAGCACTCGCCGTCCCGGCAGCGTATTGGAAGGTTGTCATCAGTCTTTCGACGCTCGAAATTCAAGCATACATCATGCGCAACATCCCGATTGCGAAGGGGCAGCTGGCTCCCTTCGCCGCGTCGCTTGCGCAGATTGAAGCCCAGTCAGGGCTGATCCTGCCGTTACCTGAAGGCCTCAAACAGACAAGTATTTCGCTGCCCTGGCCTGCTGATTTTGGAGCATTTGGGACACATAAAAAACGCGCATGCAGCTCTGGCGCCGCGTAGAAAAATCATTCAACTGACCGCGTCCCACCATACCGCAAGCGCAGCACAATCATCGTGCTCGTCATCACCATCGTCACGATGTTCCAAATGATGACGGGCCATGATCCGATCTCGACACCGTAGATGATCCACAGGAGCGCGCCCAAGGTCATGCAGAGATACATGACTAGCGACAGGTCTCCGGCTGAACGCGACCGGGCGGCCTTCCAGACTTGGGGAGCGTAGGCGAAGGTTGTGAACAGGCCGGCGATTAAGCCGATATCGAGTTCCATGATGGTGTCCGCCTTGATTGGATTTAAATAGCCCCGGCGCCCGTGTGGCGCCGGGGCTTATTTGATTCCAGGGGCCGGATTGAATGGTGGGCGCGACAGGGATTGAACCTGTGACCCCTGCCGTGTGAAGGCAGTAATAATGCCAGGGAAACGGCCATATTCAAGCAGTAATTGACTTTCTGCTGCATTTGCGCTGCAATCTACCCCTGAATCGGTCGCCCAAACGGGCACGCGGAGGACCAATGGCAAGCATTCTGGAACGGCGAAATGCGGCCGGCAAACTGATCGGCTTCCAGGCCCAGGTCCGCATCGACGGCAAAAAGCAATTCAAGACCTTCCGTAAGCGAGCCGACGCGGAAAAGTGGGCCGCCGAGGTCGAGGTCGATATCCAACGATCCGTTTTCGTGGATCGATCGGAGACCGAGCGCAATTCGTTGGAAGACCTTATTACGCGCTACCAGAAGGAAGTCTCGCCAAAGAAACGCGGCAAGAATGCCGAACTCAACCATCTGAAGATGATTATGCGCGACGAAATGGTCAAAAAACGAATGC